TAACGGAAGCTAGTTAGTGTTGCTTGGAATGTGCCAAGAATAGTTGCAAGGCGTACCTTTTCTTTTAATGATTCAATCGTATCGGACTCACGCACAACTACCTCTGACAAATTACAGAACTGGTATGGGCGTAAGATGATCTCACTGCAAGGGTTGCAGCCGAAGTCGTGGTCAGTGTCACGTCTACCGTTCTTTGCTGCCTGCTTCTTAGCTGACTGGCGATTAAAGATACCACGCTCACCTGACTTACTGTCGTACAAAGACAACCACTCACGCATGAATGTACCCATCTCTGGCTTTTCTTTATAAGCTACAGAGTTGTTAGCCAAAGCACGTTGGCCTTCATTATCCCACCAGCTACCTGACTTAGCATGTGCCATCTGGTCATCATTAAGATTAGATAGACTGATGAGGGCTGAACGCCGTACACCACCTACAACTACAACCTCACCAATCTTACACATGATGTCGTGACATTCAATTGGATATAGTCTGCGACCTGCTGCTTTCTTGAACTTTTGTACACAAAACTCAAACAGTTCAATAAGCGGCTGTGGTCCTGAAGCACGTCCACCAAATGTCTTTAGCCTTGCACCTGCAGGGCGTACTTCTGAAACATCCCATGATGGAATCTGACCAGCATATAACATAGCAATAAGTTCTTTAAGTGACTTTGCCCATCCCGGACGGCTATCACCAACTTTAATTACACTATCTGTGCTGTGAAAGTCTTCACTTACAATAGGTAACTTTTCAATATTATGGCGTTCAACGCTAAAGCCTACACCTGTACCACACATAAGAATATACATAGTTTCATCAAACGCACGTGGGCTATCCACAGGTACATATGAGCAGTTATATCCACCTACGTGGCAACGGTCTAGTGCTGGGCCAGCAGTCATCAATGCCCTCATGCTAGGCATAATTGACTGATTAAACACAGCCTCTTCTAGTTCACCCCTTAGTGTGTTGGGTAGATTATAGCCAGTTGAAGACTTGAGATGCTTAGACATATAATCGAAGTATCGTTGTACGGTTTCACTCCATGTTTCCCTTCGTTGTTCATCTTCCTTCCATCGTGCATAACGAGAAAGTGCTATAAAGTTTTGGTAGTCTGTTGGTAATTGATTGCTTATCATGTTGGTTACTCCGTAATTGTTTTTATGTTTCTAATGTTAGCACCTTCTATATCATAGAAATATTCTTGGATGCCTTCTTCTAGTTCCTCTCCAACCATTCCATCTGCTGGTACAGGATACTCCTCATCGTCAATGTCAATAGTAATAAACATTTTAACTCTTATCACTTGCCATTACCTCTTCAATTAATTTGTCCAAGTACCACTTGGCTTTCTGCAAATCTTCTATCGGTTTGTCTTTGTAGTCGAAACGCCAAAGATATTTAAGAATGTTACCCTGTAGATAATACTTGAAACCATCATTAGTAGCAGCAGAAATAGCATGAATACACTCTATTCCTGTCTGGTTATAATGCGGTGGACTGTTGACCATATCAATAACATTATCTGTTTGTTTATTTGCTTGTGCCATACGTAAATCCTCCTGATCCCTCAATGCCTTCATATATTCTTCATGTCTACTCATGCTGAACCACCTGTCTTGGTGTTAAAGTGAAGATGTACTACATTACCATCATATGTTTTTTCTACACCTTCTTCTTCTTCTAGTTCTACATCAATATTCATTTCATTGTCAAGGACTTTTATTACATATTCGTGAACAATATTACGAAGTTCTTCTACTTCTTCCATAACTGGAACAGCAGCACACATCATCTTAATGAAATGCATAACTTGATAATAATCATCATCATCCATAGGATTGTCAGGCATAGCCATAATAGATATATCAACTTCACCTGACCACCTACCTTCGTCATTAGCGAATGGCCTGACACGGATAAGAAAATCTTCCTCGCTTATTTCTTTAGCTAGTTTTTCCATCATACTCATAGTTATCTCCTTTTTACTTTAGTGCCGCCAAACTTAATAAACTTTGGATGCTTGTTCTTACCCTTCTCCTTCAACCAATCTTCAGGGATAATCCTGTCATAGTATCTAAAGCCATATTTTATACACCATTCACCGTAGGTAGACTTAGCACCCTTACGTAACTTGCGTCTGCTACTCTCAAATACAAAGCGAATATCCAACTTAGGATGTTGCTTTTTAATAGCCAAATGTTTGCGTCTATCTGCTGCGGTGAACATTCCCTTTGTTTCAATAATGATTCCATTGAACAGCACGAAGTCAGGTGTGTAGGTTCTGTATGCTAGGTCTTCCCACTCAATCTTAATCTGTTCATATAAAAAATCTACTTTGAGTTCTTTTAAATAATCAGATACTTTGAGTTCAAGACCACTACGATACCCATATTTCCGTGCTGCCCTAAATTGTTTTGCGTTAGGCAATAACTTCTCCAATATAACTTACTATTGGTGGGTTCTTTGCCTGTGACTTTACAGATGGACGCTCAGTAAGACTATCCCAACAATCAAAACGGTAGTTACAAAATCTGCATCCGTCATTAAGGACTTTATTACCTGTGGGCTTGCCACGAAAAGTTTCAGGAACAGGTTCAAAACATCTTTCAAATTTATTCTCCTTTACTGTTTCAACCGTATTTTTAATTCTCCCTACTTCTTCTTCAACATTAAGACCTTTAGCTGGTACATACTTAAATTTACCATTGGCCTTGTTGACCACCCACCAGCCACCTACTTTTTTACCGGATGCTTTTGCGTACCCAGCAAGCTGTGCTACGTAGCCAAACCCATCACCACTTGCAAGGGTGTCATAGGATTCAAACTTGTTTCTGTATGACCAGTCTGAAGCTGATTTAATATCATCAACTGCACCATCAATGACAAGATCATAAGAACCAGAAACGCTGTCGTCACCAAGATCAAGAGTAACTTTGTCCGTGTCTTCATATTTAACTCCTGCTTCCTTGAGAATACCCTTGAACACAGCTTCAACAATATCACCTATCATCATGTTCATTACGAATGTTGTTGGAAAGGGTAACGCTACCTCTGGCTTATTCTTATCGTACCAGAGTTGACAAGTTGGTCTACCTACATTGGACATACGCAGACCAAACTTATCACGCTTGTTACCCCCACCAAACTGGCGTTCTGCAGCAGCCATTACATCGTCACCAATCTGTTTGATTGTTTCAGATGAAATAGTTGAGTTGCCCTTTACAGCATCCTGTAGATACTGATGCAGTGCCAGTTCAGCGGGGTGATTCATTACGCTACCTCTTCTTCGATTTCGATGTCAACTAAATCATCAATGATTTCATCGTCACCGTCTTCTAGTTTTGAGTTTACCTTCTCTGCCCAAGCGTTGACAATGTATGAATTGTAATTGTCAATCCAAGATACAAAGTCACCAAACATCAACTGATCTTCTTGGTTTAGATCAATGGTCTTTGTGACATCAAGAGATACCACAGGAACGAAGAAGCTACTACCATTAGGCAGCTTGCGTTCATTGGTGTTTGCTACGAATGTGTGCATAGGTGGAAGACGTTCCATCTTAGCAAGTTTAGTGAACACATCACCAACCAACTTAAATGCATCACGATTATCAATCTCCCAAATGAATGGTGTGACATCAACCTCTACAGGTTCACCTTTATCATTTACAGGATCAATCAGTTCAACTGTACCCAAGACAACACGCACACGTTTAATCTGCTTGATTAAGTCTTGTAGTTTCTCTGGCAATGCCTTGAAGTCCTGAATGTATCCAGCAGGTTTACCACAGTTAAACCCACCCTCGTTATCTTTTAGATCAGATTCCATCTTAGCGTCATCTGTCATTAAAGATTTAATGAAACGATTAGGTGATTTAGCATTGCCCATAACAAAACGCTTGTACATAAAGCGTTGAATAAAGGCACGTACTTTAACTGATGAAGCATAGTAAGTAGGTCCATCTGGAATTTCCAGCTTGTATGTTCCACCTTCAATTACTTCTACGTTTACATTTTTACCGTTTACTTCGGCTGTACCCATTACTGGCGAATGGTTAATGCGTAGACGAGCTAGTGAGCTAGACTTAGCCTTGCTCCCACCTTCTTTTGCAATACCCATCATCTTCGCCATAGCGGCATAATTATTTTGGTCTATCGTTGTAATTTCTGTCATATGTGTTACTCCTTTCTGTAGAGTGAATGAGGCATAGTTATATCACGCTATGTCCTTAGTGTCAAGCCAATTCGGGCCAATTTTTGATTCTAAAAGTAGCGGCACATTAAAGTTTACACCCCAACGTGCAGCGATAAGTTTAGGTAGTGCTTCATTAGTAGCGTCTATGATGCTGATTACTTTTGATTCTTCTTCAGGATGAACATCAATGACTATACTATCATGAACTGTATTCACTATACACGATTGCATACCCTTTAGCAACTCATCAATGTGTAATAATGCAATCGGTACAATGTCTGCTGTAGCGAATGATTGCACAGGGTAATTTTTAATCTGTGTAAAGTGTGATACACGTCCAGTAGCCTTACGTACCACATCAGGGAACGCAAACTCACGACCACTGGGCGTGGTAATCTTTTGTGTTGTTATAGCTTCTTTAGCCAATCGGGCATGCCAAGCTGCCACTCCTTTGTATTTGTCTGTGAAGTGTTCGTAGTACGCTGCTTCTGCTTTGCTTCTGCCATATCCTGTTGCGCCATAGAGTGGAGCAAACGTATGCGCTTTCGCATCCTGCCTACTCGTAGGTTGACCAGCGGTACTAATAACTTCAGCGGTGTATGCATGTACATCAAATCCAGTAGATACTTCTTCAATTGCTACCTCATCTTGTGATAAATAAGCGGCAGCACGAAACTCTAGCTGTGCAAAGTCAGCCTCAAGTATCTTACCACCTTCAAATCGTGACACAAATACTTTCTTCACAGGAAACGTGCCGCCACGTGGCATGTTCTGCATATTAGGATCAGCACCAGAGAAACGACCAGTAGCTGTGCGATGCTGCAGCAGTCTTACATGCAGCTTACCGTCATGCTTTGTATGTGTCGCAATACCTTCAACAAAAGAAGATAGGTAGGTATCTACAGCACTCAGTCGGCGTACCTTGTACAGAAAATCTTCTGCATCCTTCATGCTCTTGCTACGTGCAGCACCCTCTAATATTTCAAGGTTTTGTTTACTGGTAGTGAAGCCATTTGCACTTGCCCACTTGGCTGATGGTGGTTTGAACTTAAAGCCAGCCAACACATCAGTCGGATTAAACAAGAAGCCTGCAGTATCACAGTCCTTGCAGCGACTAGGGTTTGCAAATGGATCACCATTCTTCTTGGTCTTGCGTACATAGCCAGCACCGTTACATGATGGGCATTGCTGTGCAACAGTCCTGTACAGGCGTTGTGTGCCTGATGACATCATTCTGTCAAACTCACTGCTTGACATATATGGGTCAATACGTGCAGCCCACTCAGTCTTATCAATAACCTTTCGACCATAGATAACCCAAGACAATTGCTCTGGACTATTCAAGTTGATAGGTGTGTCACCCATGACCTTACGGACATGTGTCTGTAGGTCTGTTTCAAGTTGCTTCTTTTCTTCCTCAAACTCTTGTCGTACTTCATCTAGCTTAGACAGATCAACTGCAAAGCCACGCTGATAAATACGTGCAAGTGAAACACAGACCTGATTAGTCAATGTAACAGTGTTCAGTAGTCCATTGTCAGGTATTGTATTTAAACGATACCATAGTTTATCTGCAAGCTGTTGAGTAGCGTGAAGATCAGCAGACAGATACTCTGATAACTCAGCATGTGGTATGTCACGAGTGCTGTAGCCTTTCTTAAAATATTCTTTCAGTGTGTCCTGCTTCTTTGTGTCTAACTCATATCTTTCTGCACAAGCCTCAAGTGACAATGGCTCTTTGATACCACGCTGTAGCACATACTCTGCAAGCATAGTGTCGAAGACTGCACCATCATACTTGAAGCCAGATTCCCACAGCCACATCAAATCATAAGCCGCATTATGGCAGATGATGACCGTAGCTTTGTCTAGCCATTCCTGAACAACAGTGTGTCCAAAGTCATCTGCATCAACTTCACTGTGATCAAATGTGACAATACGCTCAACACCCTGATCATTAAGCATACCAACCATTGTCAGTGAGTTCTCTGGCTCAAAGGGATCAAGGTGCATCTTACCATCACGCTGGGTGACTGTGTTTTCTACGTCAAGTGTTAGTTTCATATTGAATCTCCTAGTTCATCTATGCGTAGATTATAACAATCTGCTCTTACTGTAAAGTTGTTAGACGGGTCTACTTCACCTTTTTTCAGCCTTTTTGCCTTCTGGAAGAACTCGTCTTTTTTCATTACACCCAAAAACCAGCCAACAGAAAAGTCCTTTAGCACACGAACAAAGGCATACGCATCGCAGTTTTGCTTAATATTAAACGCTGCTACGCTGCACTCGTAATGAGGTAACGGCTGAACAGTAGTCTGTTTTGTTTTTACTTCTACTCGCACGTTGTCCACGTTAATGTCATAGTCATATGTGTTTTCCCATTTTCCCCCTAAAATCTTCATTACTACTTGTTCCCCGACAAACCCAGCTAAACTGCCTTGACCTTTGAGGATAGAGTTATTCAACTCTCCCATCTCTGTAGCTTTTTCTCTAGCGGCAAGAAGCATCTCGTCTGTTATTTCAACCTGTATCATACCGTGTACCTCGCTGTCTGATATTCAAGTTCACAGTGTACCACACCATGCCACCCTGTCAACTTATTCTTTACGACATTCAAGTGACGTTGTGTATCTTCTTCATCTTGCCCATCTACTACAGGGTTCTTAGCAATCAATACCATCAAGTCAGCTTCAGCAGCTTTACCTGTGCGTGAGCCTTCCATCATTGACTGGTTAAGCAGTACCTTGCCTTCGGCATCAGCAGATAACTGTGACATATAAAACATTGCACACTCATGCTGCTTGGCAATCATACGTGCATGAATAGCATTAGCTTTAAGTGCTTCATCTGTACGAGCGAAACCACCTGTCTTGGCAAACTTATCGCCCATGTCTAGCAGTACAATATCAGGCTTGTACGATTTGCAAATGGACTCAACCCAATTCATGTCACGACCTGTTGCATCTTTAATCTTAATGCGTTCCTTCACAGGTGCATATAACTCACGTGCTTTAGCTGGATTGTCTTTAATCTCACGCATAGTCATGCCAGTTGCGGCAGTCAGGTATCTAGCACCCACACGATGATAGCCTTCTTCATTACACAGGATAATGCAGTTAGCACCCTGATGTGCAAACCCACCCGGTGCAGCAATTAAGCTGGCGTGGAAGGATGTCTTACCAGTGTTGGGTCTAGCACCTACCTCAATCAAGTGTCCAGCATTAACGCCTTCTACCTTACGTGTAAGGCTAGGAATGTTGAATGTCCAACGTGCCTCTAGGTCATTGCGTGATAGCAATGTTTCAATGTCAATGTCATCCCACTCTACATTTAAGTTGGGGGTAAAGTCATCACCATACTGCTCTAGCAACATACGCAATGGTTCAAGACTGGACTTGTCACCATTCACATAGTCAAAACCTAGATTGGCAATGTCTTCGCCAACAACCTGCTGGAATAGTTTAGACAACACTTCTTGTGCCACATCACTGCCCATAGGTTTCTCATTCTTGATCTTATGAAACAAAGAAGTATAAGCCTGCTTCTGTGCTGTAGTCATTGTTGGGTTGTTTGAAATAAACAGAGCCTCTATCTCATCAGGTGTTACAGTACGCTCATAACGATCCATAGCTGCATCAATAGCCTGTTTGATTTTACGCACATCCTTGCTGAACAACCTGTCAGGGCAACGTGCGCCACGATGGTCATCATAGAATGACCTATCCATTAAACTTCTAATCAGTGATAATTCCATATAAATTCTCCATATCTGTCGGGTTACGATATTTCAAGTCATCTTTTAGTCTAAGCACACGAACATCGTTCACGTGTCCTCTTAGTTCCTTTGCCATCTGTAACGTCTTAGGTAGCGCATCGGGGTCTAACGCTATGATGGCTGTTGAGAACTGCGCAAGATACCCTTTATGCGACTCTTGAAGAGATGTTCCAAGAAGCGCAACCCCGACAAAGGAACCGTAACCAACAACGGCTGCACTTACACAGTCCTCAACAACTACGGCGACATTACCACAACCATGTGTGTATGGCAAGCCACTATTTCCATATCTTTTCCATTTAGGTAGACGTTTACCAATCGCACGACCAGTAGCATCTACAATCTTCCCATCATGTACAACAGGGAAAACAACTCTGTCTTCCTTTACATCATACATAACTCCAATGTCATCAGGCTCAAGGTCATACTGGTAACAGAACTTGATTACACTGCGTTTGTTTCTGTGAGGTACAATGTAACTAGGCAAATCAAATGTCTGCATCGCAAACTCCTTTGCACCACTAAACCCAGCACGTATGTCATCCATAGATAGATGCACTCTCGTGCCACCCTTGATATTACAAGATGCTTTATAGCAGTTCCATATAAGAGAACCCATATTGTTGGTCACTGTGAATGTACGATAGCCACCACAGTTAGGACAATCTATTCTCTTTGTAGTTCCATTTGTAATATCCATATCACTTACAATGTTATATATATTATTCATGTAATATCACTTTCCTTTGCGGCACTTGCTATGCTTATACCATGTGTTTTTCTAGCTGTCAATGCACTATCTGCACTTTGTAGTGTATTTTTTAAGTAAGGTTTTACTGAAGATGGATTAGCATGTCCTGTAACCGACATAATTTGTGCCATACCGACACCTGCCTCTACCATTTCAGTTGTACCAGTCCTTCGTAAGTCAGATAGCCTTAAATCATTTGACAATCCTGCTGCATCCATAATCTTACGGCTATGCAACGGCAGTTTATACAAGCTGTAAGGTATAAACTTACCATTAATAGGCTTGGGTCTAGGTGCAACATACTGCTGAAAGCCAAAGTCCTGCTCTTGCTGCTTCAACATCTCAAACAAATCATCTTCAATAGGCAAATGTACCTCTGCCTTACGCTTAGATTGCTCAATGTACACAGTCTGTGCATCAAAGTCGATGGCATCCCATGTAAGCAGACGCATATCACCTAGTCTTTGACACCATTCATAGGCCATGTGAGCAATCAAACCGATGTTACGGCTGCTAAAATCGCCGTAGGCGGCTGTTAGGAACTTCTGTACATCCTCCCTACCCCAAACAACCTTACGCCTGTCAGCGGCTCGTTTACGCACGTTAGCGAAAGGATTGAGTATACACATCTCCATACGCAAGCCATGATTAAAGACAATGCGAGTGACAGACAGCAGGTGATTGGCTATTGAGATGCCACGTTCACACCAGTCATTGTATGCAATCTTAGCAACACGAGTTGGCAAGTCTGCATATTTGTATTGGCAGAGGGGTTTGCCCTCTACCTCAGTGTTTAGCATTACGTTTAACAGATACTTATAATGTGCTTTAGTTTCATCACGTAAGTTCCTGTAATCATAAGAAGAATAGTAATCTTCAACTAGTCTTTGTAAATCATACTTGGTTGCCATGATACGTACTCCTCGTGAATTTCTTCTATTTCAGCATTTTTTATATTCAGTCCTCTGTGGTGGCAGCTATGAAACCACGCTTTGATTAGGTTTGATACCGCCGCTTCTTTGTGTGCTGCCGTACCTACCCAAGTTAATTCACCCTGAAATTTTTTGGGAGAAAATTTTATTTTGTATGTTCTCATTAGTATCTCCTTTCATAGAACTCAAAACCAAACTGCTGACAATACTCTTCTATTGTATCTAGCTTTGGCTTAAAGCCCCCCTCACAACGAATGTTCTTTTTTAGATAAGCAAGAGCAGCCTCTTCTGTTTCATATTCATCATAGCCTTCTTCAGAGTAGAAATCATCTATGCGGGTTGCGTCCTCTACGTCATACCAGTACTTGATTATGTACTTAGGTTTATATGTGTATCCAGTTGATGTAACACCTCTTGGTGTTTTTAACCAGCGTCTGTACTCTTCCATACGTTGAACCAAGCTACTCAGCCATAAGGGGCATCTATCTTCTAATTCACCAGTCTGTATTAACTCGTAGGCTATAGGAAGCCACCGTGTTGGCGGCTCCCATTTATTTGTTTCAGGATTAATGAATACATCTTTCCAAGTGTATTCTTGTATGTCACCAGTTTCATCTAAGATCGCCATTACGCTGCAACCTGCTGAAACTGAGGTGAATCAATCCACTTGGCAACTTCCTGTTCTCTTGCCCACATGGACTGCGCTTCAGTGTCATTGCCAGTGTTACGAAGGTTGAACCCATTACGCTCATCGGCATAGCTGGCGTAGTTAGTAAAGGCAGAATACAATGCCCATACATTACGTCCACGTGTGCTAACCTCTTGATTATAAAGAGTAAACATCTTCTCTGACTTACGTTCTGACTTGACTACATTTTCAAGCAAAGCCTTCACATCAACAGTCATAAGACTTGTGTTAGCCCAACGCTGGAACTTGTCAGCAGTTTCATAGAAGTCTGTGACAGACGACTGCAACTCTTGAATGAACTTGTCCAAGCTGAAGTTGCTGGTGTTCTTACGCTTGATCTTATCATAGTCACCAGTAACCATTCCATTTGTACAGAAGAAGTCGATAGCACCGAAGAAGACCATGTTGCTGCATGAACCATCAATGCCATGTAAGGCAATCAGACGAGGTGCAATGGTTGTGCTATGCTTATCTGTAGTGATCTTACGCAGTACGTTAGGCATTGTCATGTCCATCATAACCCACGCATTGTTACGCGCAGTTTTGTAGTTGATGTTCATGTTGTCACAGAACTCTGCACCAAGATGTTCAGACACAGCGTTGTGTGCTTGGGTGAAGAAGTCGCCATGTGAGGCACAGTTAAAGCCATTGCCTACAATACCAATGTAATCACCTGTGTTGCCATTGATGACATACTTTGATTTGTCAAACTTAGTTGGTTCAAAGACCACAGGGAAGTTAATGTGATCTGGTAACAGTGTTTCTGGGGTAAAATCTAGTGGCATAATATTTCTCCTTTCGTATCGTCAATTGATATTCTTTTATATCAGCAAATCTAATTACCGTTCTATGTTGAATTGTTTACGAGCCATGTACAGTTCATCCTGTAGCTTCTGCATATCGTAAATACTAAGGTATCTTACACCGCCTTCGTGTAAAGCTGTTTCAACAACAGGCTCTGCTGCATTGATCAAATCAATGACTGAGTTGACCATTTCAATAGGCAAGTTGTTTATAATCTTTTGCCTATCCGCTTTCTCTTTCTCACGTTCCTTTTCAAAGTAAGCATAGCGTTCGTCCATAGTCATGTTTTCTAGTTTCTTAGTCATATCTATTCTCCTTTTAGTTTAATATTGCAGCTAAAATGTAAGCAACTAATTCAATAGCTATCCAGCCAATTACGTACTCCATTGCTATCTATCTTTCATCCATTGTGGCATTTCACGGCCTTTGTTATAACGTGCGAACTTTGATTTGTCAACCTTGTAGAAGGCACGGTAAGCCATGATAGGCCAACGCTCATCTGTCTTCAGGTCATCATGACCGCTGAAGCATTGTGGGTGCGGGGTAAG